TGCGGGTGCGCCTTGACGCGTGCCTCGTCCTACGGCTTCGACGTGGTGGACTTCGCGCGAGACATCCTGCACATCGAGCTCGACCCGTGGCAGCGGTGGCTTGTCATCCATGCCTGCGAGTTGAGGCCAAACGGACTGCCACGCTTCCGTCAGGTACTCACGCTCATTGCGAGGCAGAATGGGAAAACGTTTCTCTTGGTGATCCTCACGCTCTTCTGGATGTACATAGAGCGCGTGAAGCTCATCCTCGGAACCTCCACCAACCTTGATTACGCCCGCGAGTCGTGGGACAAAGCCGTTGCGCTGGCCGAGGACACACCCGCGCTGGCGCGGGAGATTCCTGCGAACGGCATCCGCAGGGCGAACGGTGAGCAGACGCTAAGCACTGTATGGGGTGGGCGGTACAAGATCGCTGCCTCGAACCGCAAGGGTGGGCGGTCGCTCACGATTGACCGCCTCGTGATGGACGAACTGCGGGAGCATGACGATTGGGATGCGTACAACGCCGCCGTCCCCGCGACGAATGCGGTGGATGACGCGCAGGTGTGGATGATCTCGAACCAGGGGGATGACCGTTCCATTGTGCTCAATGCGCTGCGCGATCAGGCGCTCGAAGGCCGCGACGAACGGCTGGGGCTGTTCGAGTGGTCGAGTCCGGACGGAATGGCCGCGACCGATGTGGAAGCGCTCGCGATGGCAAACCCCAACCTTGGTCGCCGCATCTCACTCGACGCCATCATGGGCGACGCATTGAGGGCGCAGGCGGCAGGCGGGGAGCAGTTGGCCGCGTTCCTGACCGAAGTCCACTGCCGCCGCGTCTCCCTCCTCAACCCCGCCATCGACATGGAGAAGTGGGCGGAGTGCCTCGATGCGGGCAGCCTCGACCATCTGCGAGAAAAGGTCGCGCTCTGCCTAGACGTCTCGATGGACGAGCTACACGCCACGCTCTACGCCGCTGCGGTTGACGGGGAGCGGGTCAGGGTCGATGCGGTGAAGGCGTGGGAGGGGCAGACGGCGATCCGCGAGATGTGCGCCGAGCTGCCATCGCTCGTTGCTACGGTGAAGCCGCAGGTGCTGGGATGGTTCCCCTACGGCCCCGCTGCTGCCGCAGCCGCCTCGCTTGCGGAACGGCAGGGATGGCCGCCGAGTGGGGTACTGCTCGACCCGATCAGCAAGGACGTAGCGGCAGTCTGCATGGGGTTCGCGGAGCAGGTGCGCTCTAAGATGATCGCGCACTCTGGTGACCCCCTGCTCGATGCGCATGCGGGTGCGGCGGAGAAGATGTACCACGGGGACGGGTGGCGGTTCACCCGCAAGGGCGCGGGCCAGGTGGACGCGGCGTATGCTGCGGCTGGTGCAGTTCATCTCGCGCGGATGTTGCCGGAGCCGTCCGACTGGGTGCTGGTATGAAGCGAGCGGGCGCTGCAATCACTGGGCTGGCGGTCGGCCTGCTTATCCTCGCAGGTGCGGCGGTGCTAGGATTGGCCGTGAAGGTGTTCCTGTACACCTCGGGGTTGGGGGGCTAGATGCAGGACGCGACATGGCTTGACCGCGTGGCGCTGGCCGACCGCCGCGCGCGTAACGCTGGCGCAGGGGAGATCGTCCCGACGTGGATGGTCGGGCAGCCACAGCCGCAGTCAAATCCGCTGCTCACCTACGCCCACGAGGGCTACAGCAAGAACAGCCTGATCTACTCATGTGTGCGCGAGGTCGCCACCTCCTTTGCCTCCTTGCAGCCGATCCTCGTGCGGCGTGATCAGTCAGTCGTGAAGCGTCACCGCGTGCTCGACTTGCTGGCGAACCCCAACACCTACCAGGACTATGAGGAGTTCGGCGACCTGCTCGCCACGCATTACGAGGTGGCGGGGAACGCGTACATCCACAAGGTGCGGGTGAGCGCGTATCCCGAACGGCGGCGGGAGTTCGCAGGCTACCCGGTACAAGAGTTGCAACTGATCCGCCCCGACTACGTGACGATTGAGCCGGGCGCGACCAAGGCTGCGGACGTGTTCGTGGTGACGATTGGTGGGACGGTCAGGCAGCGCATCCCGCGCGCCGACATGATCCACATCCACGAGCCGAACATGATCAACGACTTCTACGGCCTCTCGAAGATCGCGCTGCTGGTGCGCGAGGGTGACATTGACCTGAAGATGTCAGACTTTGAGCTGGCGTTCTACACCAACGCTGGCGTCCCGTTCGGCCTGCTGTCGGTGAAGAACCGCCAGACGTCCGACCAGGTGAAGGAGATCAAGAGCAACTGGAGGCGCGCGTACAACAACGTCAAGGGCTGGTTTGACCTGCTGGTGCTGAACGAAGCCGAGGCGACGTATCAGCAACTGGCGATCCAGCAGTCGGACATGGAGGGGGACTCCACCCGCTTCCACGTCGAGTCTCGCATCTGCTCCGTCTACGGCATTCCGCCGATCCTCGTGGGGGCTAGAGTGGCGATGAACGGCGGCGGTACGACATTCACGTACGAGGACGCGCAGCACGCGTTCTGGGCCGAGACGATGGTGCCGAAGGCAAGGCGTTTCGGTGGGGCGCTGACGGCGCATCTATTGTCAGAGTTCGCCCTGATCGCGGACGATCGGGCCGTGATCACGTACGATTTCACGCAAGTCCGCGCGCTTCAGGAGGATCGGAGCCTGAAACTGCGCGAAGTTGTGCGGCTCGTGCTGACGGGTGGGTTCACGGTCAATCAGGCGCTGCTCGTGGTGGGGCTCCCGACTCTGGACGGTGGGGACTTCTATGTGCGTCAGGGCAATCACGTGATTGCGCGCGTGACGAGTCCAGGCGTCGAGGAGTTGGAGCCGATGACGGAGCCGGGCGGCACGTCAGCGCCCAATCCTGACAACCCGCTTGAGGGGGCGGCGCGGCTCGACCTCGTGATGGGCGAGATCGAGGAGTTGTTGGAGCGAGGGCGGCCATGATGCGGCTCGGCCCGCTGGTGGAGATTCGCTGCCTCAAAGCGGCCTGCCATGCCTACATCTTCTCGATCCCGCCGGGGACGCCGTACCATGCCTACTGCCGCAGTTGCGGCTTGAAGTGGGACTCGACCGCGCCTGATCGCTAGCGCGCTTTTTTCGGTGTCGAGTCGTCGTCGCCAGGCCCCATGAGTAGCGGGATGTTCGGAGTCTTTCCGATGAGTCGGTAGTACTCCATTTCCAGTTTCACGGTGGACAGGATTTTCCCTGTGGCGTTGCTGATGGCGTTCACGCTCGCGGCGGTGGTGTTGCCCTCGCGGATTTTCATAATCTCGTCAGCGAGGATGGCACGAAGTTCATTGAGGCTGACCGAGTCTGGCGTTGCCACGAGTAAAGCTCCTGTCGTAATCGCCGTAGGGTAAGTAAACCATCGAGCAGCTCAGTAGGTGCGCTGTGAATCTCCTTTGCTCGCCACCCCCCATACCCGCGCCATAGGTGCCGTTGATCGTCCCTGCACTGCTGGCTGCAGCGGCGGGAGCTCCCGTGTGATGGCACGAACATCCGGCCGCAGATCGTGCACGGCCGCTCCGCGCTAGGCGCGCGTATCATGCACGAATCACATCGCTTTCTAAGCACTGCTCCACTCCCACCATTACAGAACGGAGCGGCGCAGGTCGCGCATGTGCGCCATCGCAAGTCGCACGCCTGCCCATATTGATGCGGGCGTGGCGGTTGATTCCTGCCGGCACATGCTTTACTACAATATGTGCCCGGCGATGACCCTCGCGATGACCCTCTCCATGGTCGGAATGCCACACCACAGAAGAGGCACGATCGCAGGATTGGCATGCGCTCACTGCAGCGGGCGCTGCAATAGACCTTATTTGAGACGCGCCCATGGTTTACAACAGTAGCTCCGCAGTTCGGGCACCTGCGCTCGGAGCGGTCAATAACTGCTGTCTGCCGTGGCCTGGGCACGTGGTTAGCGCCCCAGCGCCCGGCGCGCATCTTCTCTACCCACATCCGCTTCTCTTCTGGCGGTGCTGCCTGCGCTGCGCGGTACCCGCTATACGCGAGTTCGTGCCGCTCGGCGGCTGTCATCGCCGCGACTAGTTCTATTGCGTTGTGTGCCATTGGTGGCAGGATAGTGGCAGTGGCGTAGTAGTGTCAAGGTGGGGTATGCTCGCCGCATGGAAACGAAGATCACCCTGAGGTTGCCTGACGAGGTACATCGCGCGCTGGTGGCGCAGGCGGCGGCGGAGCATCGCAGCCTGAACGCGCAGATCACTCATCTGCTCGCGTCTGCCGTTGACGCGCGCGAACCCACGCGCCCATAATCCCCTCAACTATTAGCAGGCCGTAGCGCCCATCTTCTACATCCCTTCGCGGGGTAGCCCGTGAGGGGATTTGGCTTTCACCCTCTCCTACCCCTTCAAGAACACCACACAGTCGGCTCACCGCCGCTGGTACAACATCGACGCCAAAGTCGACGAAGCCGTGATCACGATCTACGACGAGATTGGATCATGGGGGCTGTCCTCGAAGGTGTTCCAGCAGGAACTCGCAGCGGTTGAAGCGAAGCGCATCGTCGTCCACCTCAACTCCCCCGGCGGCGAGGTGTTCGATGGCGTGGCGATCTACCGCGCGCTCAAGGACCACCCGGCACATGTCACCGTCCGCATCGACTCCGTGGCGGCATCGATCGCCTCGGTGATCGCGATGGCGGGTGACCGGGTACAGATGACCAAGCGCTCGATGATGATGATCCACGAGCCGTACGCGATGGCGGCTGGCACTGCTGACGACATGCGCAAGGCCGCAACTGCCCTCGACAAGATGGGCGACACCATCGGTGGCATCTACGCCGACCGTGCCGGCGGTACGGCTGAATCGTGGCGCGCCGTGATGGCCGAGGAGACGTGGTACTCGGACGAAGAGGCTGTCGCCGCTGGGCTCGCTGACGAGGTGATCGCAGACAAAGCCGCCAAGAACTCATTCGACCTTTCCCGCTTCCGCAACGCACCCGCGCCAGAGGAAGACATCAACGAGGACACCCCAACGGCTGAGCCGGACAGCGGGGCGGATGCGCGACTTGCTGCTGCAGCGGCCGCGCTGGAGGTAGCCAATGCCTACTCTGACGCAGCTTAGGAACGAAGTGTCGGAGGCTGCTGCGCTCATGGTGCAGCATGCCGCAACGGGTGGGGAGCCGTACGAGAAGGCCTCCACTGCCTGGAACGATGCCCGCAAGGCATACGACCGCACGTACGAGGCGGAACAGGCAACGAAGGCGCTGGACGCGATCCAGCCGTCGGCCGGCGAACTGCGCGACCTCTCGCAGGCGCAGGGCAAGGACATTCCTGCCGCGTCTGAGCGGGAACTGGCCGAGCCGAAGTTTGACGGCGTGATGATCCGCGGGACGGACGGGCGGGCGCTGGCGATGCCGTACGCACGCCCCGGCCGCGAGGGCTGGGTGCGGAATCTGCCTGTGGCAGCGCAGCACGCCTCGATCATCCGCCGGCTGCCGGACGACCTGCTCAGGGTCGCCGCGCTACAGAACGAGGCGTTCACGCTCTACTGCCGCGGTGGGATGAAGGCGTTCCGCAACAACGAGCACCTCGTGCGGTACCTCAACGACCTGCAAGAGAACTCGGACACCGAGGGCGGCTACCTCGTCCCGACGGATCAGCGTGTGGACATTCTCGTGCCGCCCGGTACGCCTGGCGGCGTGATGCGCAGCATCTCGTCTGTGTTCTCCACCACGCGTGACGGTGGCACGTGGCCTCGCCTCTCCACCGACATCACGATGGCGGCGGTAGCGGAAGAGGCGGCGTTCCCTGAGTCCGATCCGGCGTTCGGGCAGGTGCCGTTCACGATCCACAAGGTGGGTCGTGCGGTTGACCTGTCGGTCGAGTTGCTGGCCGACTCCGCGGTGAACGTCCCCTCGCTGCTCGGTGCGCGCTTCACGGCTGCTCGAGGCCGTTACGAAGATCAGCAGGGTATCGAGGGTGACGGCACGACTGAGCCATTGGGCCTGCGCACTGCTGGCTGGGCGACCATCTCCGACGTGACAGACCTGTGGACGCTTGCCGCCCCGACGGCGGTGGAGTTGATCAACAACTTCTACGAAATGCCGGCGGAATACCGCGACGGCTCCACCTGGTTTATGACCTCGGGGGCCTTCTCGCGCGTGATCCAGATCGGTGCGGCGGCGGCGGGTATCCACCTGATCGACCTCATGGGGTCGGCGGTGCGCCCGTTGCTGTTGGGACGGCCTGTGGTGTTCTTCGACGGCACCGGCTGGGACGATGCGGCCAGCATCGGAGCCAACGAGGAGCTCGGGGCGCTGGGCAACTTCGGCAACTACGCCTTCATCGACCGTGTGGGGATGACGGTGGAGCGTGACGACTCGGTGGCATTCCGCACCGACCAGGTGGTGTTCAAGGCGCGCGTGCGTTACGACTCGCTGTTCCTCGATGCCAACGCGTTTAGGATTTTGAAAGCTGCTGCTTCCTAATGGATCAAGGATTCGGCAACTGGTTCTCTGGGTTCGCCGCTGAGTTCGGTGGTCGCCTTTACGACGAACGCATCTCGCGTGGTTCAACGTGGATCAACCGCAACTGCGGATGATTGCCTCCTAACGGAGCATGACGACGGGGGCGGGGACAGACACCCGCCCCAACGAAAGGGGCACAACTATGGGACGCATGAGTGCGCTGCACGATGCGATGCAACTCACGGGGGGGCAGTCGATCCCGCCGGTCTCGCGCAACGGCGGCGGCGGGGCGAACACCGCCAACGGCACAGGTATCGACATGCGCGGGTTGCGCGGGGCGTACTTCACCGTCCAGGCCGGGGCGCTGACTGGCGCGGCGAACTATGCCGCGTATCTGCAGGGCAGCACGGACGCCCCGAATGACCTACCGAACGCGACGTGGAGCAACATCAACGCGACGACGTACACCAACGCCGCCGTGACGGTGAAGACCAACGCGAACAGCGCCTTCGAGATGTCATACGACCCCACGGTCGGTGGCACAACCTCTGTGCGTGCGGTGCTCGTCACGGACGCGAATGTCGCTGTGGTCGGCATCGCGCATCTCACCTTCTAGGGGGTAGCGGTGCGGGTGCGGATGCTCAAGCAGGTGGACGTTGGACGAGGATGGGAACGCCATGCGCTGTTTCCCGGCCAGACGTACGACGTGTCAGACGCGGATGCGCGGGTACTGCTTGATGCGGGCACGGCGGAACGTGAGGTGTCCCCGATGGCTGAGCCTCAGCGTGCGATGAGGGCGACCCGATGATCTTTGTGGGGCCGAGTATTTGGCGTGCCATCGACGTTCGCACGGCGACGGCGATGTTCGTCGCGATCAACCAGAATCCCACGGACGAGCCGGTGATCTGGGCACCGCTGTGGAACGACGCGCTGATCGGCCGCTCACGCTCACTGATGTGTACTGAGTTCCTGAAGACTGACGCCGACGTGATGATCATCATCGACGACGACATCGTGTTCGAGCCGGCAGACTTTTGGAAGATCGTCGAGGGCGCGCGAGAGACGCGTGGCATCTACGGCGGGGCCTACGTCACGCGTTCGCTTGTCCCACACCTGTCCTCGCGTGCGCTGCCCGGCACGAGCGTGACGTTTGCCGCTGGGCCGGTCAGGCGTCCGGTGGAGTTCCAGTACCTAGCGACGGGCTTCTTCGCCCTCCACCGTTCGGTGCTCGAAGCGATGATCGACGCACGCATCGAGGATGCGGACGGCGGACATGTCGTTGCGCAGTGCGTGCTCGGGGCCGACCGCCCCTTCTGGCCGTTCTTCATCCCCTTCCAGGTACACGAG